GTTCTGGGTTTATCCAGATTGATGGTTACTCCGTTCTTCATTCTTACTCTCCTTTATGGAAACTCAATTCGCCCGTACCCGTAAGTTCAAGGCTGATGCTGACCACGTCATCCACCGGGTCTTCGATTGACAAACTGCTGATGTATGCCGTTCCCTGATAGTAGTTGGAATTATCCACATACAGCTTTACGATTACGGTCGTGCCTGCAAGATATGCCTCTTGCAATGCCGCTTGACCTTGGGTGTCGGTCGGAACTTCGTAATCGCCTTCCGAACTTGCAGTCCACTCTTTCAGTCCCGTGATGTAGTTTTTCCAATCATCACCGAGAGCGGTCGTTTCCAAAGTTTCAAGCGACAGTTCAAGCGACCAGTTCTTGATTGCGGCTACCTTTTGGTTTCCGCTCTCACCGATAATCACTTTTCCGTTTTTACCTGCTACCGCCATATAGTCCTCCTATTTTTCGTTGTAATAAAACTCGAACTCGATGCTCGACAGGTACTCTTCCGTATTGAATTTCAATGCGGTGTTCCCGTTGTACTCGTAGTCCGTTTTAATGAAAACGGCTTGGATTTCCAAGCCGCACATATTTCCGTGAAAGTCTTGAAAGGCACGCTTTACCATTCTCGACAATTCTCTTGCTTTCTTGAATGTTCTGTCGTGGCACACGAACTGCATCGTCTGCCTGACAAACCCCGTATCGCCTTGCAGCGCCGAATCGTAGTTGGCAAGCACGGGCGAATAAACGATTGCCGGGAGTGGCGCGTCTTCGGGGAGCATTATAGGGAATATCTTATTTCCCACACGTTCTCTTATCTGTTCGTTTTTGCTTAAATACGCATATATTGCTTGGCAGATGTCCGTCATAGTTTTCTCCCCACCGCATTCGAGATTGCTTTCACAATCTCATCGTTTATCTTGTCGATGTTTTCGTCCACGGCATTTCGTAGAAACGGGTTGGCAGCTCTTCCCCTTGCACCGAGTTCTACGAACGTGCCGTATCGGAGCGATTTGTCATAGTCTACCGACACGGTCGCTTTGGTTTCCGTGGCTTTGCCTTCGTTGAGTTTCAGACTCGCTTTCAGCGTTCCCGTATCCACGGGGCAATTCCGCCTCGCATCGTCAAGCGCAATTTTGCCGCCTGCCTTTGCTCCCGTCATAAGTACAGATGACGCGGCATCTTCCATTGCTCGGATATCTTTCACGAGTTTGTCTGCGCCTTCCACTTTCGTTTTAACCTTCCGCTGCTTTGCGCTGTAACCCATTGTTCACGATCTCCTTGCAATTGAGTATTGTGGCTTTATGCCCCGTTTTATCATCCGAAACTCCGATTATTTCATATAACGAGTTCCCGTACCTAACGCGATTTAGAACGGTCACGTTAGTCGTGTATCGGAGCGTTATCTTCACCACCGTTTCCGCTGAAACTTGTTGCGCCGTGTAATACTCCGTACCGCTCACAGGCTCGATACTCGCCCACCTTACGTCCGTTGTCACCCATGTTCCTTCTTGCCCGCCGAAATCGTCTCTCTCCCACACGAAGGTCAGAATTTCCACCTTTCGGTTCAGTTTTCCTATATCCATCAGAACCTCTCTTTCCTGTAAGCGAATAGCATTCGCCTGACAAGGTCAAGGGTTTCGGATATGTCGATACCCGTCTTATCCTTGGAGATTTGTCTTTCTTCGTAAAGCGTGGCTACAACGATAAGCATTGCTTGCCGCACGGTTTCGGGAAGAGGCTCGATTTCCGCAAGCGGTCTTCGAAGCACGTCTTCCGTCAGTTCCCGCGCCGCTACTATAAGCGAGGCTATGAGATTTTCCTCGTCATCGCCGTCAACCCTCAAAAACTCTTTGGCTTCTTGAAGAGTAATCATACTCATACCTCCCTATTGTTTTTCGTTTACGCGCCCCTCTTTGCAAGAGTGACGAACGGCGAAACGGTCGCACTGCCTTTGTAAGGAGTGAGCGGTTTCGTCCAGATAGGTTTGCCGTCAACCCTGTAGATGAAACGGAACACGTTTTCATCGTAAAGGAATCTGACGTGAATGGAACTTGCCGACTTAATGCCGCCCTTATCAATGAGAAGGTACTGACCGATATCCGCAAGGATGATGTCTCCGACTTCGCCTGCGGCGCTGCACTGTTCGATAGGTACGACAGGTCTGCCGAAGAGCGTGCCGTAGGGTTTCTCCGAAAGACCGCCTGCCGGGATATACACGGGTTTATCTCCGATTTTGAGCGTGTAAAGGTAAGGTTCAAGTTCTTGGTTGATATACCACACCGCATTCGCTCTGGAACGAGACCACAGTCTGTTCCACATCTTGATGAGGTTCTCCACGGTGATTGTATCCGTCTGGCTTGCCTCTTTCGCCACGGTCACGATTGCACCGCTGTTAAGGATGCCGAGCGGTTCGCCCTCGCCGCTACCCGAAAGGATGGCATCGTCAATTTTGAACCCGAACTCTTCTGCGAATGCCTGACGAATAACGGCTTCGAGTGCCGCCGCGTCCTGCAAAAGTTCATCGGTCGCATAGCAAAGTCCCGTGAGTTTTTTAAGCGACAGTTCCATCTGCCTGAACTTGGGTTTGCTTGCGGTGATCTCGTCCGCTTCGCCTTCCCAGTAGGTCTGAACACCGCCCCAACGAGAGCCGTTTGCACGACTGTCTTCGTCAATAGCATTGATTTTCATTCCGTTTGCGTTTGTGCTGATAGGAATCTTCTTGACCTTGCTTGCGAGAATACCCGTTTCATAGGTTCTCTTCAAGAGTTCGGTCACGAAATCCTGCTGTACAAGGAAACCGCCGTCCGAGGGAGTGGTTTCGTTAAGACCGCTTGCCGCTCTCGTGGAAAGTCTCTCGTCCACCTTACCGCCCGGCATTGCCGCTCTATATGCCGCCATGAGTTGCTCGCCGAAAGACGCGAATCTCTTTTCGTTGTCCTTGGCGGGAGTGGGTTTTACTTCGGGTTTCTCGCTCGAACGATCTTCGGGTTCGATAGCAAGAAGTTTTTCCGCTCTGCCGATACTCTCATCCCACGCACGGATTTCCTCTTCATACTTGTCGATGTCCTTCTGCTCTTCTTCGGAGAGGAAACGGTCTTCGGCTTCCGCCTTGTTAAGCACAGCCATCGCCTTGAGTCTTGCGTCCTCTCTCTTTGCTTTCATTTCGAGAATTTTCTTCATATTCATCTGTTTTCCTCCGATTAAATGATTTTGAATTTTGCTTGCAGGTTCTTAAGTTTTTCCTGCTGTTTTGCCTTTTTAACTGCGTTTTCCGTTTCTTCCGCTACTTTACGTTGCTCGGTCTTATACACGTCATATTCTTGCATTGCACGAACACCGACATCGGTTGCCGTGTATGCCGGGAACGTTACGGGCGAGACGTCAAACAAGCGAACCTTTTTGAGTTCTCTCGTATCGATTCCGTCTTTGGATGACCACTCATCGTCTTCCACTACAAACCCGATTGACATCTGCGAAATGTCCCCACGGCGGATGCTCGTGGTGATGTCCCTTGCCCAACTCGTATCCGGCGGAGTAATGCAGACACGGAGTCCTACATCGTCTTCTACAAGTTCGAGCGTTCCCGCTCTGTTTCTGCCGAGTACATAGTTTGGATCGTGATTGAACAAAGCGCGGATATCGTCCCTGCCGATACTCTCCGCAAACGCGCCCTTACGCACTTTCTCTTTGAAAGGGAAAATGCCGCCCAAGGTTTCAGACCACGAATCGAAAACGGCGGCGTGTCCTTCGATACACATTCCGCCGTCACTTTCGTTTATTCGTATTTCCTTTAGCGGGAGCATTCGGAGTTCCTTTTTGTTCGTTTTCTTCTCCATTGCTACCTCCTTCGTCTGGATTGTTTTGTTTGTTCTGCTGTCCGACCTGTGCCGACATCATCGAACCATTGACGAGATAATCGTCACCGCCCTGTTCCGCAGGGACAAGACTCATATCTTCGAGCCGCCTTATATCATTGATTGACAACCACCCGTTTTGCCGCCCAATTGAGTAGCCTTCCATTCGGGATTTGTAGTCACCACGCAATAGTCCGTCCACATTGAACTTGGCGAAATACAAAAGCCGTTCTTTCTCGTCAAGGAGTGAACGGCTTATCTCTTGCTCCCACCTTACAAGCCACGGCCGTATGGTGTGCTGAACAAACTCTATGGATTGATGTTCTATATTGGAAAAGGTTGCCCTTTCAAGGTCTCCGACAAGGTGCGGCGGAACACGGAAAATACGGCATATCTCGTTCACTTGGTACTTTCTCGTTTCCAAGAACTGTGCGTCTTCGGGCGCGATGCCGATGGTATGGTATTTCATTCCCTCTTCAAGCACCGCCACCTTATGGCTGTTCCGTGTTCCCTGATACACTTGATTCCAAGACTGTCGGAGTTTTTCGGGATCTTTGAGCGTGCCGGGGTGTTCCAACACACCGCCCGGTCTTGCTCCGTTGCCGAAGAACTTCGCTCCGTACTCTTCCGTTGCCAAGGCGAGTCCAACCGCCTCTCTTGCTTGCGCTATGGGACTTAAGCCTTTCACTCCGTCTATGGACATGGCTTTGATGTGGAAGATTTGGTCTGGTCGGTAGACATAGGTTTTGTTGGTTATTTCGTCCGAATAGGTGTACTTAATCTTGCCCGTAGTGCTATCACGCTCCACCACCATTTGGTTCGGCTTTAAGTACCACAGTTCGGTCGTATGACCTTGTTTTCGGATGATTCTTGCGTATGCGTTACCCCACAGAAGGAGAGATGTCATCATCGTTTCCCTGAACTCGAAACTCGTCATTTCTTCGTTTGGGAACTCATAAAGGCAAGAAAAAAGCGGATGTTGCTCCGCCATTTCATTCTTACCGCCTTTACCTTTCTTAAATAGGTGTAGCGGTAAACTCGCTATTGTCTCCGCCAAGATCTTCACGCAAGCATAAACGGCGGAAGTTTGCATCGCCCGCATTTCGTCCACATTGATGCCGCTGTTGCTGTTGCCGATAAAGTCGACATCTACACCCCTGATGAACTCTTGCATTTCCTTTGATGGTGCTGTTCGCTTCTCTTTTTTAGGAGCGTCTCTGCTTCGTCCGAATATTCCCATTTTACCTCCATAAATGCCGAACACCGCCTTTGTTTTGGCGGTGTCCTTGCTTGGTTGTTTTCTATTTTATACGATTGCGGTGTATCTCGGATAGGAGAACCCTTCGCTATTGATTAGGATTTTGTAGTTTCTATCCTTACATTGGAGTGCTATCATGTGCCACACCCCGTCTTCGTCTATCCTCATTAGATCCTTGTTTTCCTGCACCCATTTGCAGTCTTCGAATAGATCGTTCGCTACCTTATCGAACTCGGCTGCAGTCAGGTGGATTGTTTTCTCCACCTTGACTTCCGCTTTCGGCATTTCCTTGCCGTGCATGTACTTATATTCGGCTACCGCATCGTGCCAGTCATTGATGTTTGCTACCTTTCTCACGATTATTGCTTTCATCTCTGCCACCCCTTATTTATTCGTTTTGGCGGCTTTCCTGCCGAGTTCGTAGGCTTCTTCGAGCATTGCCTTTATGCTCCACACACTCATTTCGATGAAGTCTTCGCTGTCGCTGTTTCGGGTTTCGAGGTCACCTCTTTCTTCGATGCTGTATGAGTTCTTTTTTGCGATTTCGATGAGTTGTTTTTTCATTGTTTTGCTCCTTTGTTTTTGTACCTACAATATACCGTAAACAATCGAAAGAGCCCAGCGAAAACGCGTGAAAACACAAAGAATTAACAAACAAAAACAAGGACTAACCCGCCCTGTCGGACGGTCGGATTTTTTGTCTTTTTCGGTCGTTTTTAGTCCTTTTTTAGCGGTTTGCTATCGATAAGTGCCATTAGCGTATTGTCGATTGCTTTCCATTCGGCATTGCATATCAGCTCGGCGTATTGTCCTTGCATCTGGGAGCGATACATTTTTGCCTGATGCTTGGCGAACTCGTCTGCTATGATTTCGGGAGCGTGTTCTACATCGGCGAGTATCGTTGCTTTGAGTTCTTCGACCTTGGCATCGTACGCCTTGTTCTCTTCTTCGGTTGCGTGGGTGTGGAAGCCGTGACTGTAGCATTTGAGTGTTCTGAAGATCTCCTTTTGTTTTGCCATTGTTCTGCCCTCCTTATGCCACCGTGATGTATCCGTTTTCGTCCATCGTGTATCCGAGTTTGATGCCGTTTCTTTTCGCGTAGTCGATAAGGTAATTGATTGCCGTTCTGTAGTCTACTACCGCGTCCGTATATCTCATTTTGTTGTAGTGGTTATGGTCTCTCACCAGTGCGTTGAGCTTGTTCTTGCAGTAGTTGCGGATTTCCTTTTTCGTTTCCATTTTTATACTCCTTTCGGCTGTTGCCCTTGCTTTGTTTTTGTATCTACAATATACCGTAAACAACCGAAAGAGCCCAGCGAAAACACGCCAAAACACAAAGAATTAACAAAGAAAATCAAGCCTTTTAATCGTAGATTTCTACCCCATCACGGATATGTTTTACCTGCACCGCCGGGCAAAGTTCCTTGTAGCGTCTGACTATGACATCGCAATACTTCGGTTCGAGTTCTATGGCACAGCACTTGCGGTTCAGTTGCTCCGCCGCCACCAAGGTCGAACCGCTACCGCCAAATGGTTCAAGCACGGTATCCCCTTCGTGGCTGCTGTTGTAGATGAGTTTGGCACATAGGGTTATCGGTTTCATTGTCGGATGATCGGCGGACTTGGACGGCTTATTGTCGAGAATGACCGAAGTCGGTTGCTCGAACAGTTTATCGATAAAGTCCACAAGGTCGGCTTTGCTCATCTTCCTTGCATTTAGCCTTACATCTTCATAGACCGTTGAGAGCGTTCTGTCGTTGATGAAATAATGCCCGGCGCCCTCTTTCCATCCGTATAGGATAGGCTCGTGTATCCACTGATAGTCCTGTCTGCCAAGCGTAAAGTGGTTCTTATACCACACAAGGGTTTGCGCGTATTTGAACCCCGCGTTCACCATCGCCTTAATGAAGTTTACAGATTCTTTCGTGCTGTGGAACACATACACGGGTGCGCCCTTTTTTAGGTTTGCTTCCGCTGCCTTGTAAAAACTCAAAAGGAACTGGTAGAACTCGTCTTCGGAGAGATTGTCGTTTGCGATGTTTCTGTCTTTTCCGTTTATCGTTCCGCCGTAGTCCACGTTGTAAGGCGGGTCGGTTACCATAACATCGGCATATTTGTCTTCCAAGACCTTTGCCACATCTTCCTTTTGAGTGCAATCGCCGCAAAGCAGTCGGTGCTGTCCAAGTATCCACAGGTCACCACGTTTGGTCTTCGGTTCGGCAATCTCTTCTATGGCTGTTTCGGCATCGAAATCGTCTTCGTGGACATTCTCCATACTGCCGCTACCAAACAGTTCCTGTGCTTCGGCAAGGTCAAAACCCGTGAGCGTGATATCATAACCGCTCCCGTCAAGGTCTTTCAAAAGGTTTGCCAACAGGTCATTATCCCACTCGCCGCTGATTTTGTTGAGTGCGATGTTGAGTGCCTTTTCCTTTTTTTCGTCAAGGTCAACCACCACGCAATCAACCTCTTCAAAACCGAGGTCTTTCATCACTTTCAGTCTTTGGTGACCGCCAACAACCGTCCCAGTCCGCTTATTCCATATAACGGGTTCTACATATCCGAACTCTTGAATACTCCGCTTGAGTTTTTCGTATTCGGCATCGCCCGGTCGCAAATCTTTTCTCGGATTGTAATCGGCGGCTTTGAGTTCGTCCACCTTTCTTCTCTCTATTTTCATCCATTCCTCCTGTTTTGGGTATGAAAAAACCGCACTCGGTTTGAGTACGGTTTTTGTTATGTATTGATTTGTCTTTAGTCGATTCTGTTGTATTTCCGCAATACGCTCAAACGAACACTTTCAATGCTCCCCGATAGCTTTGTTATTCTATTCAAGTCATTATCAAGGCGTCTTGCCTGCCGGGTGAACGCATCATTATACTCTTGTCCGCGCTTATACACGAACATCGTATATGCCTTATGCGCCCAGTGGTTTCGAATATCTCTTATGTTATCGAGAAGTTCGTAATCTTGCCCCGACAAATAGGGGTTGCCATCGCTGTTATCAAGAGACTCAAGTTTCTTTAGCACCGGACCAAGCGGTTGCTCTGCTACAACATTATAATTTTCATCGAAATTGCCGTTCAGCATGCCCGCATAAATCAATTTAATATCGTGTTCTATGCATTGGCACTCCATCAGTATTTTTCCAACACTTTCGTGGAATTCAGTTATGTTATTTATCATCTGCTTTCTCCATAGGATCGTCTTCAAGCACTATGCAATTGACTTTTCTGCTATGTACAGTGCAAGCGTCAAGCGCAATAATTCCTTTGCCGTAATATGGTGAAAAGGCCGCATCTTCTCCAAATTCAGAACATGTCCCGTCTATTTTTGCATGCCCGTAAGATGCATGCCAATGCCCACATACAATCGTCTTGTTTGGTTCTATTACGCCTTGACGAGCGGCCTCCATTCCATTATACCATCTGGCATAGTTCCAATCGGTTACAGTTGCCTCACGCCAATTTTCTTTATATAAGAATCTGTTCGCCTGTCCGCCGTAACCGAATGCGTCGCAAGGAATCCATCCGTGAACGTATATGTAATTCTTCGTTTCGTAATAGTCGAGCATTTTCGGAATTATATCTTCTATAAACGGCGTATTAAGCAGCTCGTTTTTTATTGCTCTTGCATTCGCCCCAACAACAATCTCGTTCCCCGTCAGTTGCAGAACCGTGTCCACTGTCCCGTTGGAAATGTGATGCGATTGCATATAGCCGAAGTTCTCCCAATCCTGAATAAGGCACAAGGTTAAATCTTCGTGATTGCCACGAATCAGTATTACCTCGTCCCTTTCCATTAAATCGAAAATAAAAGATTGCACTTTTACCGCTTCCTTGCCTCTATCGAACAAATCACCGCAAACAATCAACTTATGTGGCTCCGTATCGGTGAAAAAACCTTTTTCTGCAAGAGCGTTATATAGTTCCGTATAAAAGCCATGGATATCGGCTACTACATAATATCTCATTTTATCTCTATCAACTTCGCGTACATTTCGGGAATTCCGCGCGTTACCGTGTCATAAACAATAGCCATGTTTACAACACCGTAATTATGGACAATTTTGTTTCTCATACCCCTGATTGCCATCCAAGGTATTTCGGTATAGTTACTCTTAAACTCGTCAGACAATCGGCTGTTGTTTTCCGCAATTTGAATAATGCGGAACATAATCGAATCGATTAAAAGGATATTTTCTTCGATTTCGTTCTGCGTTTTTCCTTTGGTTTGTTCGATAATAAACTCTAAATCGGAAATTATTTTTTCAAGATAATATCTATCGTTTTTAATGTTATCCATAAATCTTTATGCCATCCTTTAATATCTCTTGTACAAGCGTTGGGTTGTTGTTCAACTGTGCAATATCCAGCAAATCAACCTTCTTCTTCAGTTTTTCTCGTAAGGTTTCTACGAGTTCGAAAAACTTCATTCCATCTACCGGCATTGCGACAAGCAAATCTACATCGCTCTTTTCAGTTGCTTTTCCTTTGGCATAAGATCCAAACAGATAACAATACTCTATCGAATAATCCTTAAATATTGAGTTGCAAACCTTTTTAATTTGCTCTATGGTTAATAACCCATGGTCCTCATCTATTCTCCCATATTCATTTAATCGTTGTATTAGATATTGGTGCTTGAGAGAACTAATTTTGCTTTCATCGGACTCGTACCGTTTATATGTCCGCAGGGAAACTTGGAGCAATTCTGCGCATTCGGCTTGCGTGAGTCCCTTTTCCGTTCTTAATTGTTTTAGCGTCATTTTTACCACCTCGCAGTTATTATACCACACTGACACCTTATTTGCAAGTGGTTTTGGTGTCATTTTGGCACTTTTTATTATTTGCATAGGTGTCATTTTTGCACTGCGATAAATAGAAAAGGTGACAAAATCCTATATCACGATGATTCCGCGCTCGTTATAGACGCTATCGGTCGGACCTTCGTTTCGAATTGCTCGGTCAAGTGCCATAACGGTCGCAACCGCGCCGTCTATTCGTTCGGTGGACTTTTCTTTGTCCATCTTGATGTTTCCTGCCGGGTCGGTTCGGACATACACGTTATCCATCATCCATCGGAGCGGAATGTTACCGCCGTGCGCTATCTTCTGCTCCAACACGAGTTTCATCAGTTCTTTTGTCGGCGGACTCATGTCCTTAAAACCCTGACCGAACGGCACAACCGTGAACCCCATACCTTCCAAGTTTTGCACCATCTGCACTGCGCCCCACCTGTCGAATGCTATTTCTTTGATGTGGTATTTCGTGCCGAGTTCTTCGATGAAGTTCTCAATGTATCCGTAGTGAATGACGTTGCCTTCCGTTGCGATTACCTGTCCACGACCGAGCCAAGTATCGTATGGAACGTGGTCGCGTCTTACTCGCAAATCTATCGTGTCTTCTGGTATCCAAAAGAACGGAAGAATGCTGTATTTATCGTCATCGGCTGTCGGTGGAAACACCAACACAAATGCCGTTATGTCCGTGCTTGACGAAAGGTCAAGTCCGCCGTAGCACTCTCTGCCGAGAAGTTTCTCCCCGTCTACCGCAAAATCACATTTATCCCAAGCGTCCATCGGCATCCACCGCACGTTCTGTTTTACCCATTGATTGAGTCGCAGTTGTCTGAACAAGTTCTCTTCGGCGGGGTTCTCTTTTGCCGAGTTGAATGCCATTTTCAGTTTATCTATATCGACCGTAACTCCAAGAGACGGGTTGGCTTTGTACCACACCTTTTCATCTCCCCAATCGTCATCGTCTTCCGCTCCGTATATGACAGGATAAAACGATTTATCATGCTTTCGCCCTTCGAGTATATCTTTGGCTTTTTGATGCACCTCCCAACAAATCGAGTTCCGATCCGTCCCGGCGGTTGTTATCAAGAAGAAAAGCGGTTGCTTTCGTGCGTCACCAGAGCCGTGTAGCATTACGTCGTATAAAGCCCTGTTCGGCTGTGCGTGTAGCTCATCGAATATGACGCCGTGAACGTTGAGTCCGTGCTTGGTATAGGACTCTGCCGAAAGCACCTGATAGAACGAGTTAAGCGGCAAGTACACGAGCCTCTTTTGCGAAATTATCGGTTTGATTCGCTTTTTCAATGCCGGGCATTGCTCTACCATCTGACAAGCAACATCGAACACAATTGATGCCTGTTGTCTGTCGGCTGCACATCCATATACTTCAGCACCCCACTCGCCGTCACCCGCAAGGAGATAAAGTGCGACAGCGGCGGCGAGTTCGGACTTGCCTTGTTTCTTCGGTATTTCCACATAGGCAGTATTGTATTGTCGGTATCCGTTTGGCTTAACGGTCCCGAATACATCCGATATGATTTGAGTTTGCCACGGCAACAAGGCGAAGTTCTTGCCATGCCATTCCCCTTTGGTGTGCTTGAGCATATTGATAAATGTGATTGCCCTTTGTGCAAGGTCAGGGTTGAATAGTTCGCCGTTTGGTTTTGTAATTATCTTACTCTCTCCCATTCAACCTCCATAAACGACAAGAAGAGAGACATTGCTATCTCTCTTCTCGAACACACAGTATATTATCTTTATTGTTTCTTTTTCCGCATTTCCGTATCTTCCAAGGCTCCTTTTAGGTATTGTGGATCAAGTCCGCAGTCGTGATACCCTTCTTCTATCGTCCTGTAGTATGATGCATTGGGGTAATCTGGCAAGCCTCGGTTCATAATGTACACCATTGCGGTGACTTCCGTTCCATCCGACATCGTCACTGGAATGTCTTCCTTTCTGTAAAGGTGCGGATACCCTTCGTATCTGTCGAGTGCGGCCTCGTCTCTCGGTTGTATTTCCCATACTCCAACGGGTACTTCCTTGCCGATCTCCGGTTCTATTGTTGCCACACACCTAAATGTCAGTTGGTAGTCCTTTATCGTACCGATACCGAACACCTTGGCGGTCGGACACCTACGAGCCATTTGCCGTAGGTTCAGGTTACTGCCGTAAGCCACATAAAGTCTTTTTTTCATAGATTTTATCTCCTTGTATTTCATAGGGTGGCTTATGCGGCCACCCTGTTAGGTCTTCCGTTCTTGAAGGCGATGTCTCCGTTAAGTTTTTCGAGTAGGAACTGCCTTGCCGTTTTGAACTCATCGCCTATCATTCCCATGCGGAGTAGCCATGTCCGCATGGTGTATTTTTCGTTCGTGCTTGCGGTCTTCCTTGCGCTTGCCGCGTTTTGGGTCAGTGCTTGGTGACTGATTGCAAGACACAGTTGTATGTAGGTCTTTATCTTACCTGCGTGGGTTGTTCCGTTGAAGCATCTGAACTCTATGCCTTTGCCTTGCCATAGGCTATGCAGGTTGAGTGCGTGGTAGCGACTGATATCGTAGTGAGTTGTTCTTCTCGATGCTCCGTTATACCATAATCTTTCGATGCCCGATTCGGTTGTCGGTTTTCTGCGGTTCAGGTTTGCTACGAACCCCTCTTCCGTTTTTTTGCACCATCTGTCCGCGCGGTTTTGGCTTACTCCCAAGGCTTTGAAGAGTATGTCTTCTTTCGCCGTCATGATGTTTACAAGGTTTCGTAGCGTCTTTGCCGTGTGATTCGTTGCATCTACATGTACGTGGATTCCGCAGCTCGCGTTCGCTATCGCTCCGTTCTTGCGGAGCAGTCTCACGATCTCTTGTAGGGTTTCGATGTCATCCCATCCGAGTATCGGTGTTACGAGTTCGCATTTGTATTCATCGCTCAAGCGGTTGTCGTTCTTGTCTCTTGCATCGATGCTGCTGTCGTACATCGCCGTCCATTTTCTGCCGTCTCTATCGCGCACCGAGTATTTATTGTACCCTGTGCCTTCATAGGTTGACGTTGTTTCGAAGTAGTCAGCGATGACTTTTGCCGCGTCTCTTCTCGTGATGCCCGTGAGCTCGATTTCGACTCCGAATTTTTGGTTTTTCATACTGTGTGTTCTCCTTTTTCGGTGTGCTTTCCGCACCCCTGTTTTGTAACACAACAATACCGTAAAGGTTTGAAAGAGCCCAGCGAAAACGCGCCGAAACACAAAGAATTAACAAAGAATTTTGCGATTATTTTTATGGACTTTTAGAACACTCCGTCAAGGTCGATAAGGTCTACCGTTTTGCGGATTTCGGCAAGCGCCGCCGTGTAACTTCCGCAGTTTTGCACTCTCTCCCACATATCGTTGTAGTCGCTGATTCGTCTCGCCTTGCGGAGTGCGTCCCTTGCTTTTCCGATAATGAAGTAAATGTTCCCTTCTGGACCTCGACTATGGATTTCAACCCTTGGTTTGGTCATGGTTGCCACCTCCTATCAAGTCAAACAAAATACCGTAAAGGCAATCGAAAGTCCAGCATATAATTTGTCAATTCCGAAACTTTTCCCGCATTTTGCGAATTCGCCTTGAAACCTGTGCTTGACTCATTCCCACAATTTCGCCGATTTCTCTTTGTTTCTTTCCTTGACGTATCTCTCGAAGTATTCTTCGGTCTTTCGGGGTTTGTTTTTCCTCGAACTCTTTTAGCATAATTCGAGTGATGATTTCATCTTCGCTCTGGCTTTCGTCTTCTATGACGTCGGCAAGAGTAAGTACGCTGTCTTCGGCGTCCCTGCCTATAACCATGTTCAACGATACTTCGTGCGGATAGTATTTGCTCGTTTTTCGGATATACAACAGCATTGCATTCCGTATGCACATAGCCGCGTATGTACTGAAACGAACACCACGAGAATTATCGAACTTATCCGCCGCTTTACATAGTCCGAGCATTCCCTCGGAGATGATATCTTCTCTGTATCTTTCTTTTATCGGTCCCTCTCCAAGCCTGTTATACATATGGTAGACGAGCCTTATGTTGTCCGTTATAAGTTTATCCCTTGCTGATGGCATCGCTGATTTCCTCCGCTTTGTCTACAAGTTCCCAAGCGAGAAAGTCTTTGCCGAAGTGTCCGCCCACAACCGTCTGTGTATATACGGGTTTCTTGAGATCGAGTTTATCAATCGTCCCGGCTACCGAAAGGTCAAACACCTTTTCGATTGCTTTCTTGATAAGCACTTCGCTTACCGCGCCCGTATAAAATGTGTTAACGTCAATACTGGTCGGTTTAGGAACACCGATTGCATAAGACAATGCAACTTCACACTTCTCTGCGAGTTTCGATGCGACAACATTCTTAGCGATATATCTTGCAAGATACGCACCGCTTCTATCCACTTTGCTTGCATCTTTTCCGCTCATTGCTCCGCCGCCATGACGAGCAATACCACCATAGGTATCCACCATAAGTTTTCGCCCGGTCAGTCCCGTATCAGCAACAAACCCGCCGATTACGAATCGACCTGACGGATTGATGAGAATTTCGGTCTTCGTGATGTCGTATTCGCTGAAAACGGGTGCAATCACCTTTTCTTTAATCTCCGCCGTGAGTTCCGCAAGCGATTTGCTTTCTTCGTGCTGGGCGGACACTACGATAGACACAATGCGTGAGAACCTGTCTCCGTCATACTCGACCGACACCTGACTCTTCCCATCGGGTAAAAGTCCCGCTATAACACCGTTAATGCGACATTCGGTAAGTCTATCGGTCAGTCTGTGAGCAAGCTCGACCGGGAGTGGCATATAGTTTAAGGTTTCGCTTGACGCATAGCCGTAGACGATGCCTTGGTCTCCTGCGCCCTGTTCGTTCTTGCCGACCGCGCCCGCAATATCCGCGCTCTGCTTATGAATGCGAACTTCGTATTCGATGGCGTTTGCATCGTAGCCGACTTCGGCAATCACACATCTTGCAATGTATTCGTAGTCGACTTTCGCCTTGGTCGTGATCTCCCCGGCAATAAAGCATTTGTTATGGGCAAGCATTACTTCGCAAGCCACTCTGCTGTCTTCGTCCTGTTCCAGACACGCATCGAGAATGCTGTCCGCAATAAGGTCTGCAAGTTTGTCGGGGTGACCGCAAGTCACCGACTCTGCCGTATAGATATGTTTAATCATTTTCGTTCTCCTCTGATAAAAATAAAGCCTTGAAGATTGACTCCAAGACTTGAACCACTATTCCGTTGCCCGCTTGCCTGTATTGCTGCGTTCCGCTTATCTTTGCCGCAACGATTTTATCTATCTGTTCGTCTTTCCACCCCATAAGGCGAAGACACTCTCTCGGTGTGAGCTTGCGGATTCTCACATTCTCGGTGATCACCGCATTCCCTTCACCGCAAGTCAAGGTATGCGCTACTCCGTTACCCACTCGACCGCGCTTTGTCTTGCTGCCGGGATATGTAATGTTGACATAATCGCCGGGGTTGGCTTCTTCGTAGCCCTGCTTGGTTGCTACATTCACCTTGACGGGAGTTTCGAGTTTTAACACAGCAGAACTTCCGGACGGAGAGCTGCATTGCCCTGTAAGCGTTGGGGCAACATCCTTTATCTCGGTCTTGTTGTATGCCACGAACATTTCTGGAACATACCCTTTTTCTTCGATAAATTCGTTATATCTTCGGCTTACATAGTCCTGTTTGTCTTCTTCAATCACGAGATTGTCTTTTTGAACCGTGGTCAAAGCATTGCAAAGCCCTTTTTCGTTGATTTCAAGTCTCTGTTCGGTCGGCACTCCCGCCGTTCTGTCGGACGGATCTTCGGGGTTTCTTCCACGCATTGCTCCAACAACGGGAAGAATTGCTGTCTTGAACCCTTCCGGTCGAGTAGTAAGAGTCGGACACACACCGCTCTTGTTCACTTTCTTATTGAAAGCGTCTATAGTATCTCCCACTTCGCACTCGTTCTCTTTCAGCGTTTCGAATGCTTGCTTATAAAAGCGTTCTTTCGGCTCGGCCGTGTCGATGATGATAGGAGTTTGACCGCCGCCTTTGCCCATCGCCTCGGTGAGCGTTGGACTAATGCCGTCCGTTCTCGGTGTTTGGTGCTTTTGCAAGCCGCCAAGCACGAAGTCTTCGGCTATTTTCAGTTCGGTATTGCCGCCCTGCTGACAATGCACGGTTGGAGCGATGCCGTCAGGTTCATACACACGCTTGCTGATGTCGTGCATCTTATCCCATTTCTCGCCTACCACTTCTCCGACTTGGACACATTGCGGTCCGCGCCAATCTCTTGCAAGAAGTGTGTTTGCGAGCCCGTCACCGGGACGAATGCTATCTCTTCGGCTGTTAAATGTCGAACGAAGTATGCTCCGTATTGTGCTTTCCTTGAGATAGAACCTTTCATCGACCGTTTCATCAATCATATCTCGTAGACGAATAGTCAATTCCTTGGGTTTTGGAAACACAAAAGGCTTGTGCTCACCCCTGATAGATACGCAGAAAACCCGTTCTCGGTTCTGCGGAATGCCGTAGTCTTTGGCATTCAACACCTTCCAGTAGTTTGTGTAACCGAGCTCGGAAAGAAAGTCGAGCCATTTATCGAAGTCGGCTTTGAACTTCTTACTTACAAGGTTTTTAACGTTTTCGAGTAGCAGGTATTTCGGTAATGTACCGTGTTCCGCTGCGACACGTAGCAAACGCTCTACTTCAAACAACAAACCGCTACGAGTGCCTTCCTTAATGCCCGCACCCTTGCCTGCGACCGATATGTCTTGACACGGAAACGAATACGTCCAAAGGTCAGCGTCCGGAAGTCCTTCTATCTTGCGGATATCTCCGAGATTGTTGGCTTTCTCGTGCATTGCCTCGTAACTTTGAATTGCGTACTTATCTATCTCGCTTATCGCCACTACCCTATGTACAATGCCGATATTCGTTAATGCCTGTGTTTGCGAACCGATACCTGCGAACAGTTCAATCAGTCGCAACGGGTTTTCGGTTGTGTATTCCGTCATGCCTTACCCCCTAATAGTTTTTCCATAATGTCATCGTTGGGGTTTGTTTCGTCCCACTTTGACAGTTTGCTTTCTCGTACCACGATGTAGATTTTGTTCCACACTTCGTTGGTTTGTTTGAGATACTGCTGCGCCATCGCCACGAACGGTGATGGCATCGGCTTGCCGTTCTGGTCTTTCACGAGCAGTCCGTGCTTGGTGTTCATATCTTCGCATTCAAGCCATCTCGCTTTGCAAAATGCGTACTCTTCCAAGTTGTACGGCAATATTCCTTGCGTACACCCGATACTCTTCAGCCATGCGTACACTGTTTTATATATCTCTTTTGCTTTTGCCGATAAATAAGAAGGCGGTTCGCTTGGCAGTTCCAGTCCGTTGTCGCTTTGAAAGTTCACGACTTCTATCGGACGCTTGCCGGGATTGCCTTCCAGTATCTTTTGCGTGACCGCTTTCTTCGGTCTTCCCGCGCCCGGTCTTGCTCCGCCGCTTGCCATACTGCCTCCCTTTTGAATATTTTGATTTTCGCTCTATTCTTTGATTATTTTGATTTCCCGCGAAATCAAAAAGGACGGCGAACCGTCCTTCAATACTTCGTATTGGTTTTGATTTCTTTGATTTTTCCGTTTGATTTTTGATTTCGCGTTTTTTTGCGTTGGACTGCGGCCCCGCTCTTGGGGTGGAAATCGACAGATTTTCGACATCCCCCTCCCCGGCGGTCAGTCGTACTCTCTCGGTTTCGGTTTCCACCTTGAGCCTTCCTGTGCGCTCTTGCGTGAGTGACACGACCAACACAGGCTTTGCAAGTTGCTCGGAGCGAACCGCTCGCCGCCTTGCTTGATGGGAACGATATGGTCTACCATTGTCGCTCTCGTTCTTTTACCCGCTTTCAAACACTCCGCACAAAACGGGTGCTGATTGAGTTGCTGCTTTCTCGCGTGCAACCATTCGGGTGTCTTGTAAAAGTTCTTCGTGAAGTTATCTCGTCCGTACTCGTTGTATTGCTTGTCTACGAGTTTCTTGTGTTCTTCACAGTATTGCCCGTCCACGAGCTTTGGACAGCCGGGATAACTACATGGTCGTTTTGGTTTTCTTGGCATATTTATCTCCTGCCTACACTCTTATTATATCTGCCGTTTGTCGCGTTTTGGCGGTTTTTGGCTCGGTCGTGTCGCTTTTTATAACTCGGCTAAACAGTCGCTTATAATGGCTATCGCTTTATCTCTTCTTCTGGCGATTGCATCTCGTCCCAAGAAGAACCGCTTGCTCATCTCTCGCAATGACATCTTTTGCAGATAATATTTGCGGATGATCTCGTCCAGTCCGTTAGGAAGTCCTGCAATACAGTCTTCAATCGCCGTGATACATACAAGAGTTCTATCTTCGGTCAATCCTTGTTTTTTCTTGTATTCCGCTATGGCTTTCTTGGCCGTATAGTTCTCCAAGTATTCCTTGATTTCAGTCGTTGTCATTGCAGTAGTCCTCCATTCCCTTTCGTCTTTTTTCTTCTCTTACACGCTCGTCCCAAACCCAATCGCCATTTTCATTGGGGTCGATCTTGCTTTTTAGCCAACTTCGTATCTGTCCGCAGTCTTCCAAGTTTTCGTTCCAATCGTCTTCGAAACAGACTCCGCACAAATCCCACATTTGCATCGTTCCGAACTTTTGCCCCTTATAAAAGAACAGCAAAAGCATTTTATCGGCGGTTTCGTCATAGTACTTCCACTTGTAGTAATATCCCCAAAGTGTGCGACCGCCGTCATATCGGGTTTCTATGTAATTTTCGCAAGCCTCTTTTATGTCGGCTTTCGGCATCGGCAGTCCGAGTATTACCTCGTAATCGAATTCCGCCTCTTCCGTTATCACCACTTTGTTGATGTCTGCCATACTACTCCTTTTCAAACGCTTGAATTATCGCTTTTACCTCGCCTACGCTTTTTACGACTACCGCATATCCGCCCGCCTTCAATATCTGCCGAATCGTCTGCTGTTGCAGTGCCGTTGCCGTGTTTTTACCTACCTTGCATTCCAGACCTATAAATCTGCCCTTATAACAGACTATCAAATCCGGAATTCCCGCCGTTCCGTACATACCGCCGTGTTCCTTCCAAAAGAACAAGTTTGGAACTGTTTTCAAATAATTGCTTATCGCTTTTATCAGGTCGCTTTCCTTCACTTTTTTCGCTCCTATATAAAACTACCTGTCACAACCGTCACACCTGTCACTAAATGACACTTTACCAGTGTGACAGTAACCCCTCTATTAGAAATCTCGTTTTTGTGACGGATGTGACGGTTGTGACGGAGTGACAGTAGTGACGGATAGTGTTGTGTGAGAACTGTTTTCCTGTCACTTGCCGTCACTTTGCCGTCATTACCCGTCATTCTTATCAGGTCGAAATCGACCAGTTTAGCCGTATTAGTCTTCCGATTCATCGAATATCGCCCGTTGATATGTCGGTTTATAAGCCTGTCTTTTACCGAAATAATGTACTCTGCTCGAACCGCTCCGTTTCATCGAGTGTTCGATGCCGTCATAGTAGAGCTGCGTTTCAATGCTCGTTATCTCTTTGCCGAGTGCCGCCGTTGAGTAAATGCACGGACTTCCCGTCACATCGTACACAGCCTTGATTAAGTCGGTTGCAGTGCCTTTCCAACCCATCGGATACTGTTTTAAGAGGTCTTTGACCGTTTTCACGATAGGATTGTTCTCGTACTCGCGCTTTTTGCGTTTCCGCTCTTCTTCCTCTGCCGTTCCGACCATATCCCATCGATACTTTGTTTCATCGAAATGCACCACGACGTCTTGCTGCCGAATATCTCGTCCCGTCATAAACAGCACGGCATTTTCGTCTTGCCGCTTTTTCTTGTAGATGATGAATATCGTGTCGCATACACCCATGATGCCGTTCGAACCCGAAATCATATTGAATACGTCATTTTCGTCCGCCATCTTTCGCAAATGGTGAATGAGAAAAATGCAAATCCGCTTGTTGTCGGCATACTCTTTCAATGCTCCGAGTTCTCGATAATCCGTTGCGTAGGCGATTTCGTCTTTCTTTGCCGAACCCCTGACCTTTTGCAAGGTGTCTATGATAATCAGTTTTATGTCCGGGTGTTCTTCGAACTCTTCGTCCAACTGCTTGATAAGACCGCCGTCCAAGCCGTTCGCCTTGATGGACAAGTAGAAATTGCTCGGTGCTTTCCCGCCGTCAAGCACTTTGTTGAGTCGGTCTTTCAGACGGAAAATACCGTCTTCGAGAGCGAGATACAAACACCCTGCCTGATTGCTTGCATAGTCCAAGAACTCTTTCCCACGGCTTATTGCCAAGCACATCTGCATCGCCATCCAAGACTTTCCGACCTTGGACGAAGCACACAATATCGCCAAGCCTTGCGGCAACACATCCGGGATTAACCATTCTGGCGGATCAATTTTCGCTGTTTGCAAGTCGCTTGCCGCTATGCTCGCCACACCGCGTTTATAGACTTTCCGAACTTCTCTCTTTGCCACCGCCACCGCTGCTTTTAGTTCTTCGGGGTTAGACATCAAGAGTTCGTTAGGGTCTTTCTTGCTCCCAGCAACGTTGAATACTATGTATAGAATCTTTGCCGCTTGGAGTTCTTTTTCAAGTGACGCGGACGCCTTTTGCCCCGGTTCGTCATTGTCCAAGCATAGAACAAGAGGTGCGTTCGGCTTTTTCGTTTTGACTTCTTTGACGAGTTTGTTTGCCCCGCCGACACCACAGAGCGACACCGAGACACCGCCGCATTGCATAATAGACAAGGCGCAGAGCGGACTCTCCACGATAAAGACGGGCTCTTTGCTCGTCCCCCACAACGCTTTGCGATTAAACAGCGGCTCCGCACCCGCCTCTTCGTTTGTCGGTTTATAGAACTTTTTGTCGGATATGCTCCGAGTTTGGTAGTATCGTAGTTCCGATGAGTACGGTAACACGATTGCGTTTCGCTTTACGTCATAGCCGAGACAGTATTTCTTCACGGTTTCTTTAGTCAGTCCGCGTTTTTGAAAATAGTCGGTCTTGTCCGCGTCTTTGATGCATGCTTTCAGGTAGTCCTTAATGCTCGTTCGCTTAGTGCAATCGTCCACGTCGATATGGAACATCTCGGCAAGAAGTTTCGCCGCCTCTAACGGCTCTACTTCTTTCATCTTTGACGCAAAGGTTATGACGTCACCCGTTTCACCGCAGCCAAAGCAAGTGAAGATATTGTTCTTGCGGTCAATCGAAAACGACGGAGTTTTTTCCCTATGAAACGGACACAGACCTTTATCTCTGCTATTCAACTTGATGCCGAATGCCTCTACCGCATCGGCTATTTTAACTTGGTCCTTGACCTTCTCGAAAATATCCGTCATTGTTCCTCCGTTTCGGGTTTCCGGGCGGCGGACTTTTACCGCCACCCGTTGCCCGTTTGTTTTTATTCTTCGTCAAGCGCCGAGACCTTGGTTGCCATTGCTTTGACCTGTTCCGCCAAAGGAAGAACGTTTTTAAGTTCCTCTTCGGTCAGGTTACGGTCTACTGCGAACACCGCCTGCGAGTAGTTGATACCGCCACTGTTCTGTGCCTTTTTCAGCGTGAACTTAGTGACCACGCTCACGGTTTTCTTTCCTTTGGAAAGAAGTCGCATTACGTACTTACTGAATTCGGCAAGACTGCCCGTCGGGAGCGAGAGAATAATCGGCAGAGCCTCGCCTTCACGAAGAAGGTAGATTCTTCTCTTCTGCTTGCACGCTTTTGCCCCGTTCTTGCCGCTGCCGAACTTATTGAACTCACAGTCGGCGCACTGCCTGATTTCTCCGCTTTCCGCCTCGATACCGATGCGTCCGTCCATCGAACCGCAGTCAGGCGGATTATTGCCGCCCGTGTACTCTTCCTTGTAGTAGCACGAGATGGGATGATGATACAAAATCACCGCCTTGAACTCTTTTGCCGAGTCGGGACTTTCGGGATCATCGCCCGGTACTTCGTAGGCAAGACCTCCGCCTGCCGGGATTTTGATTCTCTCGAACGAGGGAGTCAGTCCGTCAAGTTCTTCTGCGAAGATCTCGCCAAGGTTTGCGCTTGCACCAAAGGTAAGTGCCGTTTCTTCTTTCTTTACGATTTCGTTTGCCATTGTTGTTTCGTCTCCTTAAATTAATATTTTTTCGATTTGGCAACGCGGATACTGTTCTTCTCCGCAATTTTTATGAGCCCGTCCAACCATTCCGGGAGTACACCCTCATTCGCCGCAATAAGTTCCTTGACCGTTGCCGAAAGGGTTTGGCTGTTGATAGTGAACAAATCTTCGAAGCCGTTTTTCTTCATGACTTCCCATAGTTCGCCTTTCCTTTCGGGTTCTGGTGCAGGATACTCTTGCGTGACGAGCGAGAACGTCGTTCCGTTACGATTGAACGAAGTCAACTCTTCCGTGGTCATCAAGTCGATCATTTCGGTTGTGATGCCGTCAATCTCTTCATTGATGCCCTTGACCTCTCTTTCGAGGTCGCTTTTAGTTGTCCTAAGCTCTTTGAGCCTGTCGGACAGTTCCAGTAGTTTCGTATTCATCTGATACCTCCTGTTTTGTTTGATTGCTTTTTCAAGCGGAATACCTTTCTTCAATCGAGACGCGACCGTGCTGCGGGATACCCCGTATATCCTACAGATCTCCGCAAGCGTAAACACTTTCCCGTACATCACATATCGTTTCGTTCGGCTCGTGTTGCTGTTCTGCCTGTGTTTAGGTATCCATTTACAGTTATTCGGGCAATAATCTCCGCCGTTGTCGATACGCTCTATCGTCAGACCGTCTTTGTATCCGTGCGACATTGCCCAGTAGAAGAACGTCTCAAAATCTTCCCACTCGGCACACACGCACACGCCTTTTGCGCCGTAATACTTGAAGTCTTTGCTCTTCGGATTAGCGCATCGCTGTTTCATATTCGCCCATATTCGGTGCAGTCGCAGTTCTCCGTTCGGCATAGCCTTTTGCATCTTGCGGTAACATCCGCACGACATCGTGTGTCCGTTCACAAGGTCCGTTCCCCTTACCACCGCCGTTCCGCCACACTCGCACTTGCACGCCCACATCAAAGCCGTGTTCTTTCCGTGCGGTGGCAATGGCTCTAACGCCGTAAGTCTACCGAACTGTCTTCCCGTCAAATCCTTAAACTTTCCCATGCAGTAACGTCCTCCAGTTATCTACCATCAGTTTCGCAATATCGCCTTTGTGCTTTAATGCGTTCATTATCTTTTCATCCACCGTGTTCTTCGCCACGAGATGAATGTATAGACACTTTTCTTTCTGCCCGATTCGGTGAATTCTTGCTCGGCTTTGCTCATAGTTCGCGTAAGAGAAGTCCAACGAATAGAACACAGCCACGCTTGCGGCAGTCAATGTCAGCCCCATTCCCGTGGTTTGCAGTTGTCCCACAAACACTTTTACATCCGGGTTCTCTTGGAAGTCTTTGACTTGCTCCGCTCTGTCCTTCGTTGCGCCGTAAATCAACCTATAGCCCAACTTTTTCTTTTCGAGCATTGCTTTTATGGCTTCGATTTCCGGGACGAACCGTGCGAACACTACCACCTTTTTGTTTTCTTCCACGCAACTATCGATAATATCTTCGAGAGCCTCTATCTTTGCCGTACTTACGGTCTGCGGCTTGGCGGTTGCATCGTCACGGATAAACCCGCCCGTGCATTGCGACAGTCTTAAAAGCTGCGTCAAGATATTCCTTGCGGTCACTTCCGTATCGGCGGAGAGTTGAGCGTAGCAATCCTCTTCTATCATCCGATACACCGCCTCGGCTTTCGGTTCGAGTTTTATCGTTCGCACTTCGTCTATGAACGGCGGCAAGTCGACTGCATCCTGTATCTTGATTCGGAACGCTATCTTATGTACCTTTTCCACGAGTTCCGGGAGATGATTGTACCCTACGATTTGGTGGTTCTGGTAACCGCCCATCACGGCGTAGCGATTGCGGAATAAGTAGTAGGACGGTCCGAGTATCTCTTCGTCCAAGAACTTATACTGCGAGAAGAAGTCCAGCGGATTGTTCGTGACGGGAGTTCCCGTGAGTATGACGTTGAATTTTGTCTTCTTGCCGAGTTTATGTAGTGCCTTGGACTGCGCCGTGGTCGGATTCTTAATCTTGGACGATTCATCGCAGACAATCATGTCTGGATTCCACTTTCCTATCTCCGTTTCGAGCCGCCAAGCCGATTCGTAGTTCACGACTATGACCTGCAATGCCGAGCCGTTCATATACCCGAACGCTGCTTTTTTCTTGGCGATCGAGCCGTCCAAAATAGTCAGCGCATACCGATAATCCGCAAACTTTTGGAACTCTTCTTCCCACACACCGACTATGGATTTCGGTGACACAACAAGCACTTTACCAATACGCTTTTGACTGTTTAACGCACCTATTAGCGCAATAGTCGTGATTGTCTTTCCCGTTCCCATATCCATTAGGAACGCTACCGCTTTGCCAGTATCGAACTGTTTTAGCGCGAAGTTGTATGCCTTTACTTGGTGGCTATAAAGGCTACCCTTTATAGGCGGTTTTATAGTCGGATCGGCATTCCCCGTGGTGTCCGTGCTATCTGCCGTCAAAGCCTGTAATTCTTCGTCAAGCGTTGCTCCGATCAGTCCGAGCGTTGCCACGTTTTCTTTCGTAAGCGGGACTACCCAACACTTATCGTCCGCATCATAGAACCTATCCTGCATATCCTTGATACTCCCGCGATATACGAATGAATCGTAGATGCGTATGGTTTCGTTAGAGCGGACAGCGTACATTCATTCCCTCCCAGTCGATAACCTTGGCCATCTTCTCCGCGCCGAATGCGTTTATCATTCGTTCGCTTTGCTCGTAATTGAACGGAAGGCCGCCGAGCAATATTGCCGTTAGCTCCGCTTTGCTGATTTTGAACTCGATGCAGAACAGCGACAGACTTCCGCATTCTCTCTTCACCATTCGCACGAATGGTTGTATATGTACTTTCATGACCTACCTCTCTTTGGCTCGCTGAATGTTTGGAGAATGCCTTTCATCGTTTCAAGTTCTTCTCCCGTGAGCCCTTCTGTTAATTTTTCAAGGAGCGCGGTTTGCTTTTCGGAAAAGAATTTCCTTCCGAGATGGTATCCATCGGTTATGTAAATGCCACCGCCATTCCCTTGAACCGTGTATACCGGGTAAGACAACGAAAGATACTCTATGTCGTATTTAATTGTTCGTTTGCTGACGCCGAATTCGTTTGCGAGATTCTCTACCGTGTCAGATCTACGCCGGCACAACACTTCGAGAATTTCCATTCTTCTTTCCATAGAACTCACGTTGTCTCACCTCCCTTGCTCTTGATGGCTGTATTTTATCTGGCAAAGGTGCAAGGTTTTTGCACCTTCAAAAAAGTTTTTTCATTTTTTCGATAGTTTTTTTTTGGAATAAAAAAAGCCACCGACTAACTACTCTCCTATTCGGATTTCGTTAATCGGTGGCCTCTCAATACTGGTTTAACCTACCGCTTTAATGCAATTTGGTTGTCTTGGTTTTACATTGTCCCTGTTTCAGACCGACCAAGTTCCTTTCGCAAGTTTATTTAGTTAGAGCGTAACAGTTCTTGACCTTGCGGTGCGAACACGTCAACTTGAACGTGACGCCTGCTGATTAGTTTTGAAACCGTTACCGTTCCGCAGTGCGGACACTTTATTCGTATAAGACCGTCTTCGCCTTGAAAGCCTACTATAATGTTTCGGCAGTTCAGGCACACCCATTGTATGGGGACATCGCCATCTTTAAAGTGCATAGTTGTTATATTGCCTCCTCTCTCCCTTTGATACTTCGGTTCTGGATTTTTTCTACTGCTATTGTGCGGTCGGGACTTCCTACACAGAAGTAGAAAAGCCGTTGTATCCTTCGTATACACACTCTTCGGAACGGGGCTGTGTCCGTTGAGCTTAACGATTATTTAAGGCTGCGACAAGCGTTCGGCTATCGTATATCGGTATCCGTTTCGGCTTTTTGAAATGCGGAATCTCGATTTCATTTCCGCATTTGTCGCAGATAAATCCCCCCTCAGTTTCTTCAAGGTACATGTCCTTGTTAAGTTTGCCGCATATCTGGCATTTTGCATCATACGTCATGGCATTTCCACTCTCGTTGTTTCTTCGATTATTTCATTGCCATCTTTGTATCTCACGACTTCGTCAAAGTCTCCGTTTTTATCAAACGTCCATATCATGTGCGCTTTGCACTTCGGACAATCAAGGCTGACGGGGATATCGACTTCGTACTCGATATCAAGTCTTTGGCCGCATCGACCGCAATGTTTTTGAGTTCTCATGTTATCCTCCTCTT